CCCATGGCATGTGGTTAGTGCTAATGCGCATATTTACTACACTTTTGAGTCACTATAATGGCATTTATTTGTCACTTATAGTGGCTTTTTTTATTTTATGCTTATTACAAAGGGAGGAATAACCCATGAATATTGAAACGGACGAAATCATAGAAAAGTTATGTGCTAGGGAAGATGTACAGGCGATACCGACAATCTACCAAGTAGCCATGACTCATGCGATACAGGAAGTATTAAAAGATGTTAATGAGAATATGCAATCAGCAAAAAGAGATTACTAAATACCTATCTTATGATGATACGAACATATTATATGAGACTGAAAAGTTGAAAAAGGAGAACCAATATGCAACCGTATGTGAATCCATATTACCTACAGCAGAACCAGCAGGGATATCCGCAGTATTATAACCCACTGGCACAGGTGCAAAACAGAGCAATAGATTATCAGCAGAACATGCCAAATACATACCAGCAGAATCAGATTGTGCAGGGAATTAACGGGAAAATAATTGCGGAGATGAGTCAGATAACAGCAAATGATGTGCCTATGGACGGTAGTGTTGCATTTTTCCCAAAGCAGGACCTGTCAGAAGTGTACGCCAAGAGTTGGAATGCAGACGGTACAATCCGCACAGTTACTTACAAGCCTGTTTTGGATAATGAACCTAAGAATGTACCGACCGATACAGAAAAATTGAAATGCGATCTATCAGATGAAGCAACACAGGGAATTATGGATAAATTCGAGGAAATATCTGACAGGCTAGGTCAATTAGAAAAATCTTTGCAATCTCAAAGAAAAACTTCACAGTCACAGAGAAAGGATGATTAAGTATGTTTAATCCTATGCAGTTAATGCAGATGATGAAAAGTGGAAACCAACAGCAGATAGTACAACAGCTTATGGGGAACAGCCAGTTAATGCAGAATCCAATAGCCAAGAATGCTATGCAGATGGCGCAGAACGGAGACACCAAGGGCATTGAGCAGATGGCTAGGAATTTGTGCAAAGAAAAGGGATTGAATCCCGATGAAGCAATGAACCAAATTAAAAAACAGTTTCATTTATAAAAGCTAATTCTTGCAAGATTAGAAATAAATTTAATGGAGGTAAAAAGTATGTTTTCAAACAATTGTGCATCCGTTCCGCTTGTGGCGAACATTGACGGAAACGGAAATGGCAACGGTAACTGGGCTGACGGTGGATGGCTTTGGTTTATAGTTGTAATTTTTGCAATTTTCGGTGGCTGGGGCGGCGGCTTCGGTGGCTGGGGAAATGGCAATAATGGTGGAGCGACACCATACTCAACAAGTGCAGTTACACAGGCTGACTTACAGAGAGGATTTGATAATCAAGCGGTTGTGTCAAAACTTGATGGCATTACAAACGGACTTTGTGACGGATTCTATGCAGTACAAAACGGCATGAATGGCATTAACACAAACATTTTGCAGACGGGATTCGGCATCCAGCAGGCGATCAACGCTGATACGGTTGCTAATATGCAGAATACAAATGCTTTGCAGGCACAGCTTGCTAACTGTTGCTGTGAAACCCGTGAAGCTATTCAGGGAATTAATTACAATTTAGCAACTAACACCTGTGCTTTACAGAACACCATGAACAGCAATACAAGAGACATTATCGACAGCCAGCAGGCAGGAACAAGAGCAATTCTGGACTTCCTGACGAATGACAAGATCGCATCCTTACAGGCAGAGAATAACGATTTGAGAAGAGCTGCTTCACAGGATAGACAGAATGCTCTTCTGACTACAGCCATGAGCGCACAGACAAACCAGATTATTGATGCTGTAAGACCGACACCTGTACCAGCATTCCCTGCATCTAACCTCTACGGTTATGCATACAACGGATGTGGATGCAACACAGGCTGTGGATGCTAACAACAGAATATCGGTAACTTAATCAAAGATTATGTCTGCGTATAGCAGTGTTACAGGAAACTAAAGGGCAGGCAGTATAGTCTGCCCTTTTCAATTTTATGGAGGTAAATTTATGGAAATTACAGCAATTGCATTACAGACGGTAGAAGCTGGACAGGATGTAGCTTTCACAGAAACAGCAGTAAACGGTACAAATTGCATTGTCCATAGACAGGGCAGTGGAATCATTAAATTAAGGGGAATCACAAACCAGTGCAGGGCAAGATATCTTGTGGGATATTCGGGGAATATACAGATACCTACAGGCGGTACAGTGGATGCCATATCACTTGCTATTTCTGTAGACGGAGAACCATTGCAGTCAACAAGAATGATAGTTAGCCCTGCGGCTGTCGAGAATCTTTTTAACGTCAGCGCACAGGCATACATTGATGTTCCAAAGGGATGCTGTAGCACAGTATCTGTTGAAAATACGTCTGCACAGACAATACAGGTGCAGAACAGTAACTTAATCGCAACAAGGGAAGCATAATAAGGGGGCGTATATTATGGATATCAAGAGAATGCATGATATGATTGAAAAACTGTCTGAATGTGCAAAGTCCGAATTTGAAAAAGGCATTGAGAACGTGAATACGGATGAGATGGGAAAAGTAACGGATATGCTTAAAGACCTTGCGGAAGCCATGTATTACCGTACATTGACAAACATCATGGAAGAATCTGGCGTTGAAGATGCGCTGGGAATTCTTGACCGCAGATTTTATGACGATTACCGTTATAAGACTACTGGCAGATATGCGCCTAAAGGCAAAGGTAGTTACGTTGGCAGACGTGGCTATGAAGAACCGCCATATATGCACATGATGAACAGGGAAGATTTGCAGGACTGGGATTCCATGTCTGAACGTGAGCGTATGCGTGACCTTGACAGGGCATCAAGAGGACGTATGTACTATACCGAGACAGAACCCATGCACAAAGACGGCGGTATGAGAGACAGCAGAGAGGGCAAAGCTGGCATGATGCGTAAAGGCTACATGGAGACAAAGGAAATGCACAAAGGAACTACCCCGCAGGACAAAGAAGCCAATATGCACAGCTTGGAAAGCTATCTGAAAGAATTATCCGAGGATTTGACAGAGTTGCTGCCGTATATGATACCAGAAGAGCGGCAAATGGCAAAGACAAGGATTACCACACTTGCGGCTAAGATGTAAAGGCAAAGGCTAGGGCGAATAACTCTAGCCTTTTTAGATAGAACCTTGAAAATAAAATAAAATAATGGCTAGAAAATTTTGAAATAGTACTTGACTTAGTGTGTACACTGTAATATACTAAATGTGTACACAGAAAGAGAGGTGAGAAAAATGTCACCAAGGACAGGCAGACCCAAAATAGAAAATCCCAAATCAGAGCAAATAAAAATTAGAGCAACAAAAGAAGATAAAGCGCTTCTTGAAAAATGTTGTGAAGAGTCAAACAAAACTCAATACGATATTGTGATGACTGGGATAAAAAAGGTTTATGCTGAAATAAAAAAATAGAACGTTGGCACGACAGGAAATCTGTACAACGTTCTATCCAAGTGAGATATCTCTCATGTGAAATATTCTATCACATAAGGGAATCTCACACAAGTATTATTTTGAAAGTGAGGTTTTAATAATGGACAAATTTTTAGAAATCGTTTATGAAGGACAGTTTGAAGAAAGAAAAATGACAGACAAGTATATGGAATTTTTTAAGCCTACTCTTGACAAACTAAAAGGAATTTTAAGCCATGAACTTTACGAGACAATAGAGCAAGAGTTTATTGACAATGCTGTTGATTCTAACAGATTTTATGCGGTTGAAGGTATGAAACTGGCTATTGGCATAATGGACGGAACTTATATTCCATTTGTTTAATGGGGGCGCATTTATGAATAAAGAAATCACAGTTAGCAACGAAGAATACACAATATCTACTTTAGATATTGCAGATATGATGGGAATGCAACATAAAAGTATTTTAAGAAAGTTAGAGGGAAGAACAGAAAAAGGGAAACACATTAAGGGATATATAGAAATTTTAGGTGAGAACCAAATGGTGCCGTCCGAATTTTTTATTAAATCGTCTTATGTTAACGAACAAAATAAAACAATGCCATGCTACGAAGTAACTAAGATGGGCTGTGAATTTTTAGCAAACAAATTTACAGGAGAAAAAGGAGTTTTGTTCACAGCAAAATACATTAAGCGTTTCCACGAAATGGAAGATGCTTTAAAGCAATTACAGCAGGAGCAGGACAACACACTTGGAAAAATCCCGGAAAATTTTCTACTTGAAGGGGAAACTGATTGGTACTCCACCAGAAAATCAAAGATTAATTATGTCAGAGATAAGTTTGACATGACAAAAAGAGAGTATATGCACCATATATTAGAGGGCATTAATGAGTATTACAATTTTGACAGCGCAAGGAAAAAGTTTATAGCATTGAATGATAGGTTACCATGGAGTAATTCAGAAGTTATATCTTATTTCCCACAACTAAGAAAAATGGCTGATGAAATACTCTACAATGATATGAAATGTTGCCTTGATGAAGAATAATAGCAATAAAGCCACTAGCCGCACAGGTTGGTGGCTTTTTGGATAGGAGTTGATTTTATGTATTTTATGGTAAACGATAAGACATGGCAATTAGCTTTTGTTCCTGCCAATAGCCAAGACTTACAGCGCAGTGACGGAACGTACACATTTGGTGTTACAGACAACAACACTAAGACAGTATCAATCGCAAGTGGTATGTCTACATACATGACAGAACGTGTAATCTGCCATGAACTAACTCATGTCATGTGCTTTTCGCATGATGTGTCTATACCTATAGATTTGGAAGAACGGTTGTGTAATTTCATGGCTGATTATGGAAAAGAGATAATATATCTGTTAGATGATTTGCTGGCAAAGTTGCGTACTAATGTAATTTGAGATTGATTTTTGCAAAGAAATTTCAAATTTCCACAGAAAAATGTTGAAAAAAGATGTGTACCTAAAAATCCCTGGGAGAAAAAAATATTCTGAAACAAATTTGACCGCCCCTATGGTACTTTTCTGAATGGGATTTTAAGAACGGTTTTGAAGCAAAATTTTGTTCGGATTTTCCGCAACATTCGGAAAAATTTTGATGCCCCCCTGGGGTGGTTTTTGGACTGGAAAAACCAGATCAGAAACGTGACCAACTTTATGTGCAATCTTTGGAAGATTGCGACCAGAAAATGGATGCAAAACTTTACAATGCTAAAGTGCGTGTATCTGGTGGCTGTAGAGCATAGGCACATAACGGATATACCAACAGAACGCACTGTAAGTCACTGTAAGGCAGTTTAAAACTTACATGGTACACTTATAGCAAGTATATAGTGATAAACACTCTACGCCTGTTTTATGCTCTTGTCAAGGTACGGTTACTGCATACGGTTATATGGACGTATAACGCACACATAGCCCTGTACAGTAACATGGTACTGGAAAAAGGATGGAAATTTCCCACCCTTTACCAAAACACTATATGATCATTTGCGACTTTGTAGTGAAACCAGTTTCCAGACTGGTATTTGATGCAAGTGTAACCCACTGCATCCGTCCATACTTGCACGATATCCCCATAAATCCAGTTATCAAAAAGTGATTTATGGTACAAATAAAAGTCTTTTGCTGTCATTCGCCCACCTCCTTATATGGCAAAAGCCCCACAATTACATGGGGCTGTAGATTGACCTGTTACCGTATTTCTTGCGTGATTCTATGCGATAGTTCAAGAAATTATTACATTCTATGAGCCACGCATACACGGCACTTTCTATATAGCTTTTCCCAGGCTTATCCTCATTAATCCACCACAGGAAATTATCTATTGATCTGTCAAAATTGCGCTTGTCTATATAGTTAATATCCAGACCAATATCAACTATATCTTCTCCCGCTTTTTCAATTCTGATAGCAGTATACACTGTATCATGGTTTTTCAACCATATGTTTTCATTTTCAATGCAATATACTGTCATGCCGTATGCACTGTAAACTTCCTTTTCTTCATTTGCTAATACACTCATTTTTTATCCTCCATATCATTTTTATTCCCTATCGGGTAAAAGCAAGTCGGGGAATCGAACCCCGATATACCGCCACGGATTACCTAGAATGTACATATACTTTTATAAATTCCCTGTTTTTGCTCCACATATAGTTTTTAACTATTAAATTATCAAGCTCATTTGTCTTTTTGCTCCCGTAATCAGGACAAATCAATTTATTTTTTTCACCGTAAATTCTCCAGCTAACAAACATTGTATTGTTGTTGGCTCCCATGTATAAATCATATAATGTCATATAATCAACCATCCTTTCATTATGCGCCCTGTCTCATCAGTGCAGGTGGGGCAGTTCCTACAGACCGCCTTTTGGCGGTTTCGACTATTCGCAAATTCTGCGGAAAATTTCAATTGTGAGTTCTGCGGCAGCTCTTTTTCTGTCGGACGTGTAGCCGTGGCGTTTGCTCTTTAGGGCTTTTTCTGCTTGCTTAAGGTTTCCAATGCCCCAAGATGCCGCTTTATCAAGTTTTTTCCATTCGTCCGGTGCAACTTTTACGGCTTTAAGTGTTGCCGTGTTGATCTCGTAATTGTCTTTGTATTCTGGGTGCAAGTCTTCGCAAACCGGAATATATTCATGCGTTCCCATGTTTTCACCGATATTCCATACGAAAAAGCCGACAGGAATTTTTTCCACGATTTCAAAAATATCAGTTTTTTCACAAAGTGTAGAAGTGCTATAAATTTTGTTGTTTTCAATTTTTACTATTCTCATGTTGTTTCCTCCTTGTTTTGTTGTTGAGATAACTATATCACTTTAAAAAGAAATAGTCAATACTTTTTATAACTTTTTTAAGAAATATTTTTATTGATTTTTTTGTTATGTTGTAATACAATAATATTAATATAATAAAGGAGGATATTTAAAAATATGTTACGATACAAAATAAATGTAGCTGATGCATTGGAACGTCACGGATTTAACACTTATAAAGCCAAAACAACAAAGATTTTGAGTCAAGACACACTAAAAAAGATAAAAAATGAAGATACTAATATATCTTTGGAGAGCGTAAACAGGATTTGCATGATTTTAGATATGCAACCAAAAGACCTTATAGAATATGTAGAGAGTGAAGCAGAAAAAAATAAATTTAAAATTCTTTAAAATATCACTTGCAAAAGAAACAACTATATGCTATATTATAGTCAAGGAACAGGAAATAAGCAAAGAGAGGAGAACGGGAACATGAGAAGAGAGGAAATGCTGAGAGCTATTGAAGCTCTCCCAGAAGAAGATAGAAGTATGGATGTTTGCAGGATTTTAAGGAATCCTGCAAAAGTATCAGACAATTTAATAAAGAGGGCTTATGACAAGTATTGTAAGCCCGAAGACCCCCGCACAGTTGCATATAGAAGATACAACCAGTTGTACAGGGAGATGGAATCTCTCAAGTCGTTGAAAGATAACGACAGCAATGGGGATATGATTGTCCTTGCTAATCAGATTCTTGAATCATCTGTATCTGATTGCGCAGAACTTGATGCAGTCTGCGCAAAAATCAGCGCAGAAATGCAGGAGCTTAAACCTCTTGCGCAGGAATGGGCAGATTTTACAAGATGCCCATTGATTAATTAATAGATAGAGAGGAGAACGGGAACATGAGAAAAGAAGAACTTTTATATAAAAAGCAGAGAGCTATAAATAATATGGAATGGTACATCAGAGAACAATTCTCTGATGAGATATTAAAAACATTTTCATTGAAACAGCTTGAAATATTAGTAAATATCTCAAGCAAAGCAAATGAATACAGAGAAAAGAGAGAGCAATTTCATTCATTATCATGCAATGATGTTGTTCATTGCCCGACAGGAACACTTATTTATGTGGATGATGATGGAAACGTAAAAAAAGAAACAGAAGAAGATATTTTAAACAGTGCAAGCTGCGAAATATATAAGCACTGGAAAGAAAAAAGGTACAGTAAATAACTGTACCAATTTCTAAAAAATATTATTTCAATCCAACGCCACACCGTAGACTGCGGCGACTGTGTAGCACGTCATGGATGCTACACCATAGCAAAGCTATGTATATATAGTATTATAATGGTTTTGATTAGTCAATAAAAAATTTAAAATTAGGAGGAAAAAGATCATGAACGAAGTAGTAAAGAGAGCAATGGAAATTATTGAAAACAGCGAGTGGGATACGGATATTCCAGAGCTGGAAGTTGGAGACATCGTAGAAATCAACGATGTATGGGACGGAGAACACTCCATTGACGGACTTAATGAATTTAACTACAAAGTCGGAGAAGAACATAGCTACTCATATCAATTGGATATGGAAACAGGAATAAATTACCTGTTCGAAATTATAGAGCATGGCGAATATATAGAGCCAGAATACGATAAAAACGGATATGAAACAAATTATGAGGAAGCAGAATTGGCTCTCAGAAATGCAAAAATTAAGATTACAGATATATATCTAATATAAAAATAAAAGGCTACTGCAATGGTAGCCTTTTTGTGATTAAGGAGAGGTAAAATGATACAGCAAGCAATAGACATGATCGGGTCAGATAAACTGGAAGAATTGTCTTTAACATGGCATAAGCCAATAGTAGGTAATTATGTAATAGTCAATCCAGATAAAACCTATATTGTAATAAACGAGCGCAGAATGAAATTTAACAGAAAGTATCGTAGCATGGACTACTACAGCGGTTTAGTGTCCATGAATAAACCAGTAGCAAGCAAACTAATTACAAGTAATAATATTTATACATTTTTTTGTAAAAACACGCAAAAATTAACTATGGAAGACATTTATAATTATTACGATGTATTAGAGCTACCAGAGGATAAAGAGTGGTACAGGGATTTTGTAAGAGAGAATATAAAATCATTCGGGCTAGAACATAAAGGAATTGTAAAGATATTCTTTCCAGGCACAGCAGAGGAATACAGAACAGCAGGTCTTGCTAATTGGCACGATAAAAGCATAAGCAAAACCAAATACAGCAAAGGATTGGACGTTGGAGCGCCGATTGGGTACAGCATAAACCCTAAAAAACCTTACATGACCAGCCAACGTAATATATATCTGGTTAGTCGGGAACAGGGCTTGCAAATTAAAATCTTTTACGACATCCTAAAGGGCATGTATAGACATGGATATAATACGCTGTATCTTTGGGATAACAACGTATTACCTGTTAAAAATGGAGATATGCCAGACGTAACGATCACAGGCGGTATAATGTTTGCATTTAAGTTGGACGATAAAGGACAAGTACAGATTATAGACATGGACACGATCCCAAGATACGAACCACATATTTAACAAATTATAAGAGCATCCGACAGGGTGCTTTTTGTTTGCATTATACATATTTAAAGCAATTATCTATTGCAATTATGTATTGTGTGCGAATGATGATTTATGTTTAATTAATTATTTCAGTTGACTATTGCAATTAACTATTGTATAATTATGTTAAAAACAGGAGGTAAAGACATGAAAACAAGCAAAGAAATAGCAGAAAAAGCAAGAGAAAGAACAAAAAAACAAAATGAACGTGCTAAAGAAACATGGGATAATGTTTCCTGTAGGCTTCCAAAGGGAACTAAAGAAAGAATAACAAGAAGTGGTTTTACAGTTAATGGATTTATTAATACATGCGTGCTAGAAAAGCTGAAGCAAGTAGAGAATAATACGCATATAGATATTAATAATATATCTTTACATACAGAACAAGAAGAAATCAGCATAAGGGAAATGACGCAAGAGGAAATAAACAGAAGACTGACAAACAATACAGAATACCTCTCAAACGTCACAGAATCGTCTAGGACAAATGAAAATGACTTTGACGATAAAATTATCGACAATGATATTAAAATTGATTCTGGGGCATTTAAGAAACATGTGCCGACAGAACAGGAAGAGACAGACAACCGCATGCGGTTATTGAAGCTACAGGAAGAGATAAACGCAAGGAAGACATGTATTATTAAGCCTGTAGAGCAAGAGCCAACACTAACCGACATAAAACTACCAGACAAACCACCGTTTTAGACATTAAAATATTTCCAAATTTTACCCGTTGTTTCCATTTTGTATACATTTTGTATACGTAGGTTAGTATAGGTTAGGTAAGGTTAGTATAGGTTATATATCGCGTATACGCGCGAGACAACAAAAAATTTCCTGTTAAGTGCAAAACAGTTTTAAATTTTGGATTTAAAGACAGATTTTTATTATTGGTTTAAATTTCCATTTGCGGATATATTAACCGTTTATCCAACCGATTATCTGCTTGATATTTTTTTAAAAACCTATTGCATTTTTATAAAATGTGTTTTATTATGTCTATAAGCTCATACGAGAGCTTTACGATTAAGATTTACAGGACAGCTTGTAATAGCTGTTTTATACGCAAGAAAAGCCTTTTAAGGCAAATATGTTTTACTTATGCTGTATTTATAATATACAGTGTTTGTATTCCTATTTGGTTTAAAAGGCTTTTTTGTTTTTTCTAGGAGGTGTAAACATGGACAGAAAGAGCATAGATGTATTATCTCTAGCAGAGTTAACAGAGATTGCGTTTAAAGATATGTATATAGATCTGGACGTGGAAAACGCACCGGAAAAGAGAAAAGCCGATATTATAGATTCTATTTGGTCAGACATATACAAAGATGTATTTGAGCCTGGCAAAAACGATACGACATTTAATAACTGCAAATCCAAGCTAAAGACATGGGATGTAGAATCTGTAGAGTCTGTAGTAGATGTATTTATAAAGCTTAATAAGCGCTATGGTGGAGTTATTAAATATAACCAGTTTAGCAATCTAACAGGTATTAATAGATTTACTATAGACCTATGGCATAAAGCTAATAGCACTAACGGTTATATATTTATGTTACCTCAAAATGATATAGATATGGAGTGCAATAATATATATATAATTAATAATAATGGGTTATGTACTAAGTACTATGGTAATGGGTATGTAAACCGAAACGATGAATCAAGTCGACTGCGCTTTGACGTTAAGAAAAAATTACAGGAAGAGATGCAGGACTCAAATACTAACGGATTAAGCAATGACACAATGGGTCATGCGTTAAGAGCTAACAACGAGGATGAGTTGGGCAAACTGTATGAGCCACGCCGTATGATACAGCAGGAAACTATAAGAGCAATAAAAACAGCAGCAGAACTACCTCAACTCGGTGCAATTAATGGCACTATCGGACAGATACAGGACAACAATGCAGTACTGGAAGATAAGGAAAACAGCTAGAATGCAGTGTTTATAAGGGTTTCAAGGTTTTTAATTGGATTTAAAATAGTTCGTAAAATTAATATTTTGCGAATAGTTAACGTATGTTTGATTGATGGCATGAACCTGACAGGCATGGGGGAGGGGGTCGGAAGAACGGACGAGACAGCCCCTACTAAGTCAGCAAAACGACTCCATTGATTTCATTTTGTACCACAGTTAGAAAGGAGATAACCTGTTATGAATACATTGCAATCATTAATTGATAATGGAATAGGAGAATATAATGCTAAATCAATGATATCCAACTATTCATCAAAGATTAATAAAATGAATGGTGTGTATATCATAACTGACATTACGTATGATTTTAATTCAAAGGGTCATGATGTAACCCTTAAATGTACAGAGTGTGGCAGGGAAATCCATAGAATAATGATTAATGGCAGAAATAAATGGAGTGAACTTATAAAAACCTGTCCATGCCAGAAAGAAAAGAAAATAAGAGATAGGGAAGCAATTCCTAAAAAAATTCCAAAAATAAAAAAGACCCCTGCTTTTAAAGTAGAACCTAAGCAAATTATAAAATTTGACGAAAGCTACATAGGAAAGAAAAACAATTTCTTAGAAGTTATTGGAATCAGCAGATTAGATAATGGACATAGATGTTTTGTTTGCAAATGTGATTGTGGGAATATTAAAAATATTGAACCTGTGCATTGGGAACGTGGAATAATTAAAAGCTGTGGTTGCATGCATGGTGAGCTAAATAGAATAGCTTCCACTAAGCATGGCTATAGTGGAGACAGGCTATATGTAGTTTATCTAGGAATGAAACGCCGCTGTTTAAATGAAAAATCAGAAGAATATGAAAATTACGGCGGGCGTGGAATTAAAATTTGCCAAGAGTGGTTAGGAGAACGTGGATTTGAAAATTTTCGTAAATGGGCAATACAAAATGGATATGATTATGATGCACCTAGAGGTCAATGTACAATAGATAGAATAGACGTAAACGGTAATTATGAACCTGATAATTGCAGATGGACTGACTTAATTACTCAGGCAAATAATAAACGTCCTAGTTCAGAATGGAAACCACGGAAAATGCTTACATGGACGATTGATGGGGAAACGAAGGCTAGGAAAGAATGGTGCAAAATTTATGGAATTGGAGTTGAAACTGTGCTGTATAGAATAAATCATAAGGGTATGACCGTTTTTGAAGCTCTCACAACGCAAAAAGAAGCAAATGGAAGACCAAGGAAGTATGCTATATGAGAATGTCAACAGACCCAAAAGAAAACACAATCAAACTTAGGATAAATGATGATATGAGAAATTATATTGAAAAGGCATCTAAAAGAAAAGGAAATTCAATTTCAGAGTATGTGAGAGAACTTATAGAAAAAGATATGAGGTCAAAACAATGTTAATATTCGGCAAGCAAATCACAGACGAGTGTTCCAGATGCGGTCAAGTTTTAGAATGCGAATTGTTCCGGCAGGGGCACGGCGTTAAATGTGACCGACAGAACATATCAAAGATGCTGGAATGCCAATTTGAACACAGGGAGAAGAGAGAAAATGCGAATAATTAGCCAGAGAAGAGATTTGTCGGTAGATTTTGAGAGTACGCCTATATACGTAAATTACAATCATATATTGGCAATTATAGGAGATAAAGAACGTGTCATAGGCGAATACAGCACACAGGAGCGTGCCATGGAAGTGTTACAGAACATTCATGAGACATATTCAGGACTTCCTGTAATATTTAAAAATATAGAGCCAGATAAGAGCGTTAATGATTTGCTTAGAGAAGCAAAACTAAACGCAGTTTACACTATAAATGCTGACAACGCAGACATTTTCAAATTGGATAATGCAATATTTAAAATGCCACAAGGTTAGGTAACGTACTCAATCGGTTATGTAGGTTCGACTCCTACCGTTACCGTTGTCCTGTTTTTAGCATTTTGGACAGGACGAACACACCATATACCTTTTCTTCCGAGATAGGTATGTAATCTCCTCTACACCAGTTAGGACTACTGTTAAGGGCGGTGAGAGACCGTCCGGCTGGTATCGGTCGAGTGAAATCCCACAACACTTGACCGCTTGGTGAAAACCCGAACCATAGCTTACGCAGATATGACCGTTACAGTCGGATTCCCCTTTACTTAGTGGCAATAGCTTAAAAGGCAGAGCAGGGCAGAGGTTTCCTATGCGGTGGTTCGATTCCACCTTGCCACTATCGGTAATTCAAGAACACAAGTTGTCAGTAATTACCGTATCTGCTAAGAGATATCAATAGTTTGCTTTGAGGTATCTTAAAAAACTACACTTGCGGAGATAAGCGACACTGTGACAGCAATAGCCAGTGGGTAGCAAGTGGCACTTTGGAAGTTTGTGCTGGTGCATCAGCGTAGCAGTTTATGAGAAGTGCAGAGAATTGTTAATATCATTTCAGTTCGTCTTGTGTACAATTTTATGATCATGTAATGTTATTGCTGATTCTTTGTAAACCGTGAAAATGCGCAGTTTTGCGGCAAATGAATCCCCTAGAGTGGTTTTGATGAACCTCTGACTAACACAAACTTGCACTTAGTTAGGTGTGGAGCAAGTAAAAAACTGGAACCTAACGCAGCAGAATGTAGCGCAGTCGGTTAGAGCACCTGTCTTATATACAGGCGGTCGCAGGTTCGATTCCTGCCATTCTGATTTTTGCAAGTACCGTGGGTGTTGTTTGGAGTCCGAACCGCCTACGGAAACTGCACAGATAGGAGAGAGTGACGTGAAAGATTGTTCAAAATGTAAATACTGTTATGAGGATTATATTTTTGACGAAGAAACAGGATACGAACATCCAATTTATGATTGTGAAAAGGGAAATGATACAGATTTAGATTTTGAATGTAAGGATTTTAAGGAATACAAACCAAAGAAATATGTTGAAAAAGATACAGAGTGCGATACATGCGAATTTAAAGAAAGATGTGGAAAATTAAGTTCTGGATTGGATTGCACATGTACTGGAGATACAAAAACACATGTTGTTTATCCTAAAGATAAATGCATTAAAGCACACTATGACGTAACAGATTTTGATAATGCTTTGAAAAATAGGATGATTGACGCAGACGAATGGTTCAGACTTGCAAATGCACCAACTGATGAAGAAATAGAATCACTTAAAAAAGCAAAGGAAATGGGTGTAGAAATCCCAGAAAATATTGCAAACTATTTTAGTGAATATGGTATTGAGGTGTGATATGTGTGAATTTTGCGATGGCAGAGAGAAAAGGATTGAAAACGGCTTCACGTATGGAAATGCTCATATAGTAAAAAACAATTTTGGCTACTCATATTCACTTCGCTATGACAATAGCGCTGATGAATACGGAGAAGGAGCATTTGAGATTAACTATTGCCCGATTTGCGGTAGAAAGTTATGTGATGAAACTGAAACACCCATTGAACATTTTTTAAAATCAGAAATGGAAAGAAGCAAATTACGAATGAATGCTTATGCAGAATTCTTCGATGGGGTTCATGTTGATAATGATACTCGTAAAAAACTTTTGGAAAGTCATATAAGATTTTGTAAAAATGCGCTAAAACAGTGTATGGATGTTTGAAAGTTGGTGGAAATATGAAACATCAAAAAGAATGGCGTACTTGCGACAGGTGCGGTGCTGAAATTAAAAAAGGAATATTGAGCGGAAATTCTGTTACAAGGAATGGTATTTTTAATGTTACATACGACTTGTGCCCTAAGTGTATGGAAGATTTTGAGGAGTTTATGAGGAATGAGCATGGAAGAAGTAATTAAATCAATAGAGCGTGAAGCGTTTAGAGAAGCACAGTCGCACGAAATAGACGGTTTAAATGGCGAGTCTATAGATTGTTCCGCTTTAGAAGATGAACCTGTTATTAAGGCAGATAATGAAGCTGACAGGCAAGCGTTGAGAGATTGCTTTAAGGAGTAAATAGGAATGAAAAGAATACTTAAAATTGTAGCAAAGACATTAATTGAATATGCCAGAATAATTGCTATTTGCTTTGTTGCTTGCGTAATAGGAGCAATTTTTTATGTTTTTTTAGGCAAAATAGCATATGCGTGCTATTGGATAGCAGTTATTTTGCTTGTGATTATCAAAGATATAACGATAAAATCAAAAATTCAGGAAAGCACAAAGATTAAATTATTACTTTTACAGTATGAGGACGGAAGTACAAGTTTGTGTGTCGGGGATAAGCAAATTAGGCATATGACAAATATTGATATTCATATTGATAAGCTTCAGACAAAACTGGAAGTAGACCAAGTAACAAAAACTGGGAAAGTAACACATGTTGTTTTAATGGACGGTGGAAAGAATGAATGAAAAAATTAAGATAATATCCGATGGGGAAACAGCAGAAGTGTTTATTGACGGTAAAAAAGTAAAATGCACAGACATGGAGTTACATTTTATCGGTCATTCAAACCAAAGTCCTATGATTAAAGTTGATGCACGATGGCATAAAACGGATGAAAACGGAAATGCAATTCTGGATGAGGATAAAACCGCTATATTGACAGAGGGTATAAAAATAAATTGTTAGGGGTGAGATTATGAAAATATCAGAAATGAGCAATTGCATTGAAGAAATGCGAAAATGCTACATTTTTAAAGATGATGAAACAGAAATTAGACTTACAGATATGATAAGCCATGATGACAAGTGTGTTTGTGTTAGTACAAGAGATGAAAATGGGACAACAATTGAAATGACAAGGTATGTAAATAAATTAGTAAATGTTTGATTGCTGATTATCAGCGGAAAACAATTTTTATGAAAAAATTATTTGTAAGCGTGCCGATGAAAGGCAGAACAGAGGAAGAAATCAAAGAAAGTATTCAGAAGATGAAAAAGATTGCTGAAATATACGAGGGCGAAGAGTTAGAGTTTATCGACAGCTACATTGAAGATAACCCACCTAAAGACAGCAAAGAAGCTGTATGGTATTTAGGTGAAAGTCTTAAGAAGCTGGCACAGGCTGATGTGTTCATGGGAATATGCGAGAGCTACGATTGGAACGGCTGTTGCATTGAAATGGAAACAGCAAATAAATATGGCATTAAAGCATATACGATTCCGGTAAGGTATGTAATTGATGATTATAATGCACTTATAAACAAATTGCATCCGGTTTGCAATGAAGGAATGCCAACATTCTAACAAAATTTTACCGGCTAACAAATGGAGTTAGTCGCTACCCTAAAACAGTTATAGGCAGAGGTCAAGACACTTCTGCTATGCGGAGGTGTCCTTTTTTTGTCTTTAGAATTACAGAATGCCGTAAAAAACTATGAAAATTACATACAGGCGCATGGGATTGATGAACAGGTCATAAATGCATATGTTGATGCTTCCGCAGTTGCGATCAAGACAGAAAAAGACATTCCATACGGATTGCAGATAACGAAACGTGCAAAAGAGATTATAGAGCAATTCTGTGTAAAAAATTCAGGCGGCACGATTTTTGATTTAGAAGAATATGCATTTGAGCATGAACAAAGCTATGAATTGATTAACAAATACTATGAAGTTTTGCTTTTGGAAGCACCGCATTTGTTTCACAGCTATTTGCTTTATCTTGAAAAAAACAGAGAAGAAAGCGAAAGATTTTATCAACCAAAAATGAAGCAGCTTAATAAGCATGGACTTATTCAAGCTATGCAGGACTTAGAGGATGATAAACTTAACCTTTTGTCAATATCAATGCCACCTGGAACACAAAAGACTACTCTTGAAAAATTCTTTTGTTCTTGGATAATTGGCAGACACCCAAAAGATTATAGTTTGTTTTTCTCACATTCTGATGATATTACAAGAATGTTCTATGATGGAGTACTTGATATTACTACAAATGCCGAGGAATACACATGGAGTGAAATTTTTCCAAATGTAAAATTGCAAAATACAGACGCAAAAAGACAGCGTATCAATTTTGACAAGCCAAAAGCATTTTCAAATATTCAATGTACTTCTGTAGGCAGTAAAAATGCTGGTAAGGTTCGATGCAACAGATATTTGTACTGTGATGACTTAATAAGTGGCATCGAAGAAGCATTAAATAAAAAATCACTTGATAAGTTGTGGAGAATTTACGGTACTGATGCAAGACAAAGAAAACTTAATCAGCAAGTTAAGGAAATTCACATTGCTACACGATGGAGCGTGCATGATGTTATAGGCAGGCTACAAAGAACATATGAAAAAAGCAACAGGGTACGTTTTATTGCAATTCCTGATATTGACCCAGTTACAGGAAAAAGCAATTTCGATTATAAATACAATGGAATGTCGGTTGAGTTTTTCCACGATCAAGAGCTTACAATGGATGACATTTCATATCGTTGCCTTTATAAGAATGAGCCGATTGAACGTGAAGGACTGCTTTACCACAGTGATGATATTAGAAGATTTGTAACAATGCCACTTAGAGAACCAGATGCAATACTCGGCATATGCGATGTTAAAAACAAAGGAACAGATTTTATGTTTTTACCTTGCATGTATCAATATGACGATGATTTTTATCTTGTTGACTGCATTTGTGATGACAATACAGATTACGGCATACAGTATGGCAGGCTATCCAATATCATTATTGAGCATAAAATGCAACAGTGTGAATTTGAAAGCAACTCAGGCGGTGATAGAGTATCTTATGAAGTTGCACAAAGAGTAGAAAAAATGGGTGGACGATGTAATATTACAGACAAGCCGACAGAGACAAATAAGGAAACAAGAATTATTGTTAATGCAGATTGGGTTAAAAAACATGTTTTATTTAAAACAGCAGAGAACTATAAGCCTAAAGACGATTACGGAATAATGATGACATGGCTAATGACTTATTCGGTAGTCGGTAAAAATGACCATGATGATGTACCAGATGGTCTTGCAAACTTTTGCCTTTTTGTAACAGATAAAAATTTGGTGGCAAAAGCCGAAGCAGTCCACAACCCATTTAGGAGGTATTAAGTAATTAAATATATTATCAAACGTGGAGGTATTAAGGATGCAGACAAGAGAATATCTTAACCAAATAAGCAGACTTAACAGGATGATTAATAATAAGTTGGTGGAAATACAGCAATTAAGGGAAATGGCGTGCAATGTTACTGCTATACAGAATGATGAACGTGTTAAAACTACACCTGACCCAGACAGAATGGGAGTTACATTTTCTAAAATAGATGAAATGGAAAAAGAACTGGATAGAATGATAGACGGTTACGTTGAAAAGAAAAATGTAATCATAAGTCAAATTGACAGTATGGATGATGAAAATGTATATAATATTCTGTTTGCCAGATATATTGAGAAAAAGACTTTTGAAGTAATAGCAACTGAAATGAATTACTCTTTTAGGAATATTACAAGGCTTCACGGCAGGGCATTAAAGGAATTTGAAAAAAAATACGGTGAACAGTATATTGGATTATGATGTTGTCCTAGAATGTCCTATATACAGCGTGGTATTATTAAAATGGTTAAAGACCAGATCAATAAGTTTTCACACCTCTCTCAAAAAGCATCGTCTTCATGACGGTGCTTTTTTAATGCATAAAAGGGGGATTTATTTTGACAGAATCGAAAACAATATACTGCCCTATATGTCATAGAACGGTAGGCAGGCATGATATGCGGTCACAGACAAATACAATCTGTAAGTGCCGCAAATGTGAAAAGAGAATCATATACCACTATGACACAGGGGAAACAGAAGCAAAGAGATTACCACAAAGAGCCACTTCCAGTGGCGTTTGTTTTGTATAAGGAGAAGCAATGAACAACAGGACTTTTCAAGAGCTGGTCAAGGGATGTTATGGTCGAAAAATTGCATATACGGATGTTGAGACTATCACACAAGACAACATTGTAAAAGTCATTGGTCAGTGCGTGGGAGTTTTTTATTTCAACAAAATGGCTATCGAGTACCTTTGGAATTATTACAAAGGTGACCAACCTATCAGATACCGTGTAAAGATATCCAATGAGGATATTATCAATAAAATTTGCGAGAACCACTCTTACGAATGGGTGCAATTCAAGGTCGCCCAGACATATGGCGAGCCTGTCCAGTATATCAGTCGCAAGGATGATGATGAAACCAACAATGCAGTTGATGAGTTGAATGATTATCTTGTGGATGCTAATAAGCAGGAAAAAGATATAGAAGCTGGAGAGTGGCAGTCGGCAACTGGAACATCATTTAAAGCTGTGCAGTTTGCAAATGGAGATATCCCATTCAGAATTGTAGCGCCCAGCCCTATGAACACTTTTATTATTTACAACCGTTCAACGAGAGAGCCGATTCTTGCAGTGCAGGAATTGAAAGATATTGAGGGAAACTGGTATAAACAATGCTACACAGATTCCTATGAATGCAAGATTGTAAATAGCAATGTGCAGGACTGGAAAGTACACGCTTTTGGAAGTATTCCTATAGTGGAATACCCAAATAACCCATCCAGATTATCAGATATCGAATTGGTAATAGATATAATGGACGCTGTGAACAATATGCAGTCTAACAGAATGGACGGCATAGAGCAATTTGTGCAGGCGTGGATAAAATTCGTAAATTGTGAGATTGACGAAGAAGAATTTAAAAAAATGAAAATAAACCACGCTCTTGTAGTAAAATCCATTAACAAGGATAACAAGAGTGATGTTGATGTTATGACGCAGGAATTGAACCAGACGCAATGTCAAGTTGCTAAAGAAGATTTGATTGATAATGCCTTATCTATTTTGGCAATTCCAAATAAACAGAGCAATACAGGCGGCGATACACAAGGGGCGGTGCAGCTTAGAAACGGATGGGATTTTTCAAAATCCAGAGCGAAGCTAAAAGACCCACTTGTAAAGTCAGCAGAAAAACGTCTTGCAAAACTGGTTTTAAATGTTATCCGCATAAAAGACCATGATTTGGGTCTTTCTATGAGGGATTTTGAAGTACAAATAAACCATAGCCCACAGGATAACATGTATACTAAGGCACAGACCTTATATCAGTTATTACAGGCAGGCATACACCCACTTGTTGCTGTAAAAACAGTTGGACTTTGGGGAGATGCGGAAAAAACTTATTTAGTTTCTAAACCGTACTTTGATGTATTATGGAAAACCATTGATAATGTCGAAGCAGAGGAAAAGAAAGCACAGGAAGTTATGGAAAAATTAAACAATCAGCAGAATAAGGCAACTACCGAGGAATAATCGGTAGTTGTTTTTATTTTATAAAATTGCACCTATGCGGTAAATAGGAGAGACTCAGCAGGAGCGACCTGCGGTAACAAAAGCGTGAGTTTACGGAGGTAATTTATGACAAGAGACGATGTTTTGAAACTTTTTCCAGATGCAACAGACGAACAGATCACTAATCTGCTGAATCAGAATAATTCAGAGGTTGCAAAGGAAAAAAATAAGGCTAACCAGTATAAGGAAAAGGCTGATAATGCGACTGAATTGCAGAAAAAGCTGGATGAATTGGAAGCTGGTAATCTTTCAGAAGTTGAGCAGGCAAATAAAAACCTTGAAAAAGCGAATGCAAGAATTGCAGAACTGGAAAAGTCACAGGCAATTTCAACACAACGCAGTAATGCCGCTACCAAATTCAATGTAAGCGCTGAACAGGCGGCACAGATTATTAAGGATGATGGCACTATGGATTATGATGCTCTTGCAAAAATTATTTCTGACAAAGAAACTGCGGCGGCACAGGTAAAAGAACAGGAGATTGCAAACAATTCTACTAATCCTGGCGGCGGTACTGCTGGCGGTAATAAAGACAGCACAAAGACAGCGGATGTCGAGAATGCTGAAAAGATTACTTTTGGAAGCAATTCGGCTACCACAGAAGCAAAAAATCATTATGTAATTTAGGAGGTAAAAATCATGGGCAAGCCTATTGAAAGAGATTTTACTCAAAGACTTGGTATTTTAAAGCATTTCCCCTATTTGGGAGCCGCTTGTATTGTTCCGCAGACAATGGCAACAGGAGCAGATGCAAACGGAAGAAAGATCGTAAAAGGTGGAACACCATTTCCATCAAACGATGAAAGCTGTGTCGGATATCTGTTTGATGATGTTGACGTAACAATGGGTGATGCGCCTGGAACTTACGTTTACGAGGGCGATATCGACAATGCGAAACTTACAAAGAATGGAGTAACTGTTGAGGAAACGGCAAAAGCCAAAACCCCAAGAGTTACTTTTTTTGATTAAGGAAAGAGGTGCAAATTATGGCATTACCATTAGCAGAAGCATTTACAGCAAGAAGTCTTGGTGTAATGTGGAATAACTACGAAAAAACTTTAGGTTCTCAACCTTATCTTGGCAGACAGAAGTTTGGAACAAGAAAGCAGGAAAGCCTTGACCTTAGATTTATCAAGGGTAAGAGCGGTCTTCCTGTTTCACTGAAAGCATCTAACTTTGATGCACAGGCAGAGTTAAGAGATGTTGGCGTTTTCTCTGATATCCAAAACGAGATGCCTTTTTATCGTGAGTCCTACATGGTGACAGAGAGAGAGGAACAGGAGTACGATAACTACAGAAACGCAGAGAACGCTTCTCTTGCAAATGATGTACTTCGTGAGATTAGCAAAAAGCCTATGATGCTGATTGAGGGCGCAAGAGTAGTACCAGAGAGACAGATTTGGAGCTTGCTTGCACCGGCTGACGGTGTACCAAAGATTGATGTACATATCGGGAAAAGCAAATATACTGTAGATTATACTTCCGACAATGGAGCTGCACACAAGAAAGACCACTTTGTTGAAATTACAGGAGACTCTGATAAGTGGAATGTTCCAGCAACTGCAATGCCACTTGATGACCTTATCGAGACAAGACGTAACTTTGCTAAGAAAACTGGATATTCTCTGACAAGATATACCATGAATACAGAGACATGGGAAATGGTATTAAAGGCAGAGGACACAAAGAAACAGGTTCTCGGTATTACTGCATATACAGGCGGCATTCGTTTACAGCAGTCACAGGTAACTGAATATCTGCGTGGCTACGGAATCGAGATCGAGGTATACGATAAGTTGTATGTTGACCCTGCTGACGGTCAGACAAAATATTTTGTTCCAACAGGAATCGTATCTTGTCAGTGCGCAGGGGTTTACCTTGGCGACTACGTATTTGGAAAGACACCGGAAGAAAGAAGCGGAAGCTTAACTGACGGAACACTTTCTATCGTAGAGACTGGAATTGCGGTTTACACATATGCAACAAACCATCCAATCAATACTCATTGTGTAGTATCAATGATTGGACTTCCAACATTCGAGGGAATGGATAGCGTTGTTGTTATGAAAGTTGCGTAGGAGGTGATCCAGCGTGTTAGCAACACACACAATTAAATGTGGTGGAAAATGGTACAATGCAGGAGATAACGTGCCAGAGAGTAATTCTCTGGCATCTCCCGTTGGATATACAAAGGCAGACATTAATCGTATGAGAACCGCAGACTTGCAGAAGTTAGGAAGAGAGAAAGGAATTGAGAATGCCGATTCCTTTAGCGGTGCAGATTTAAAGAAAATGCTTATTGATTTAATGCAGTTATAAGGAGTCCGTATGGAAAAATACAGTACTTTACAGAAAGTAAAAATCAGACTAGGACAATTTCATATGGAGGAAGTCACAGACCCCGACACAGGGATTGTGTCTGATGTTACTGTATTTGATCGTAAGGAAGATAACCCACTTATTGAGTTACTGTTATATCAAAATGAGCAATTAGTAATAAATGCTTCTGGAATATCAAGCGCAAAAAAAGAAGAATACTTAAAAAAGAAAGAAGAAGCTATTGTTGAACTTGCGCTTTATGATCGTAACAAATTAGGAGCGGATTACAGTGCCAGCTATTCAGAAAATGGAATAACAAGAACATGGAATAGCAAAGAAGACATATTATGTTATTATGATATTTCTTGGCATGTTAAAGCTCTCTGAATTGTATGAAAAAAAGAAGATTGTGCATGACCTTTTTACTGGAATCAGTAAGATGGTTGTAGGCGGCGCACAGTAAGAGGTGGAGGGCGGTGCGCCTATATTAAATTGCAGGAGATATAAAATGAAAGAAATTTTATTACAGACTTACACCATAGCGTTACCAATATTGCTTGGTTATATAGTTTGGCTTCTGAAGCAACAGAAAAAAGACAAAGACGCCAATAGTAAAGGTACAATGTTACTTTTGCGAGTGCAACTTATCGAATATCACGATAAGTATATAAAACTCGGCGAAATACCATCTTATGCGTATGACAATTTTGTTGAAATGTATAACGCATATCACGCATTGGGCGGTAATGGTATGGTAACCAAAATGTATAACGAAATACAGGAAATTCACTTAAAGAATGGAGGTAAGGATTAAAATGGATATAACATCAGTATCAACAGTAGTTTCAATCGTAGTGATTACTTATTTGATTGGTATTGCGTCTAAAGCAATTCCAAGCGTAAAGGACAATTACATCCCGATTATCGTAGGTGTGGCAGGCGGCATCTTAGGCGTAGTTGGAATGTACGTAATTGCTGATTTTCCAGCAAATGACGTGCTGAATGCTATTGCAGTCGGAATCGTATCTGGATTGGCAAGCACAGGCGTAAATCAGATTTATAAACAGGTCAAAAATGCTTGATATTAATAAGCAGAAAATGAAATACGCCTTGCAGGGTCAGACCGTGACCATTGAGGAAACTGACGAATTTGGAAACCCCGTGTATGAGGGATATACGGACGCAAGTGGAAACTTCATTCCATACCTTGATTCACAGGGCAATCCGATCCCAAAGACAAAGGAAGTAAGCGGATTCTCTGAACCAGTTACGTTCTATGCAAATATCAGTAATAAGCTGTCAGAAGTATTAGTAAAGCAATTCGGCATAGACGATAGTACATCATATGTACAGATTGTTACAGATAAAGGATATCTGCCTATCAACAATGGTGATGTCGTATGGAAGAAATCAGAAGTTATTCTGAATGATGATGGATTGCCAGACGAGAACAGCGCAGATTACATTGTAAAGGGCGTAGCTGATGAGGGATTGACAGCCGATTTATTCCTGTTACAGAAAGTTGTTAAGTAGGTGGTAACATGAAGAATGTAAATATTTTGGGAACTGAATATAGCATTGATATTGACGATACATTAGAAAAAACTAATTGTGATGGACTTTGTAAAGAATACGACAAAAAAATTACAGTTAGAAATGTAGGAGCAATGCTGTGTGATGATGATTTCATGGAAACAAAGAAAAAAAGATTTAACGAAGTTTTAAGGCATGAAGTAATTCATGCTTTTTTTAGTGAGTCTGGATTAGATAATTATTCATCTAATGAAGAACTGGTTAACTGGATCGCAATTCAGTTTCCTAAAATGTTGCAAGTATTCAAAGAGCTTGAAGCAATATAGGTGGACGTATGGCAAAGAAAGTTATCTCCATGACATTATCACAGAAATCCGTACAGAACGCTATACAAGAGCTTGGACGCTATCAAAATTCATTAGAGTATAAATGTAGGATGTTAGCTGAAAAACTCGCTGAAAAGGGCGTAGAGATTGCACAGACATATGTTGCTTCACTTGATGCAATATTCACATACGAACTTAATTCAAGTATACACGCTGAACACGTAAAAGATGTGCAAGGCGGTGGGATATATGCGGTTGTGGCAGGAACAGACCACGCATTGTTCGTAGAGTTCGGAACAGGAATTGTCGGACAACAAAGTCCTTATCCAGGCAAACTACCAGACGGTGTTACATGGGAGTATGCAAGCGGTAAGACCATAAGACAGTTGGCAGACGGACGCTACGGATGGTTTTACCGTGACGATAACGGTCAATGGTGGTTTACAGAGGGTATGCCTAGCAGACCATTCATGTACTACACGGCTAATGAACTTAGAGACTTGATAATGGAAACTGCCAAGGAGGTGTTCACCGTTGATTGATAATTCATGGGCTTTACGATTGCAAGACCAGTTATTCAACATGTTTTCACATGAAATGAAGCTGGCATATGGAAGCAAGTATAAGAACCTGTATCTGACGCAGGATGAAGCAGTCACAGGAACACCAAAGTTTCCGACAGTGCTAATGAGACAGATTGGTGCTACAGAAGCAGGACAGGATTTAACAGGAGAGCGGATAAACGCTGTAAGACCAACATTTCAGATTACCATTAACTACCAAGGCGAAAAAGCAGAAGACAGGGCAGAATTAGTTGATATGACCGCAACGGCTATCAACTTTTTTAAATGGAAAAGGTTTGAGATAAGCAATCCTGTTTATACGATAACCAATAAAATCAGGACGGCAACATTTAGGGCAAGCCGATTATTCGGCTCTATGGATCCGTTACAATAACTATTAACTGGCACACAACAGGGTGTGTCACTGACCGCATTAATTAGCGGTAGAAAGGACGGTATATATGGCGGCAACTATAGCTGGCTTATCCAGTCTGGGTATTACGTTTGGGTATGGCGTAGAAGATACAGCAGGAACAAAACCAGATACATTTACCCAGTTGGACAGAATTAATGCTATCGGCGGTATCACAATCGAGAATGAACAGATTGATGCATCTGCACTGGAAGATTTGGTTTCCAGATACATTCAGGGGCGTGGTGATACAGGCGGTTCATTTGCAGTTACTATTAACTTTACAACAGAAACACTTACGCAGTGGGAAACGGTAATTTCTACTTACACAGCGCTGACAAGTGGTAAGAGAATGTGGTTTGAGACCATCATTCCTAAGTTTGAAAAGGCTTTCTTTGTTGTGGCACAGCCACCTACAGCCATTCCTGCGCCAGAGTTTGCACAGAATGAGCTGCTTACCCTTGAAATGAACCTTACAATCGAGGAATACAAGGGCATGGAAACAAAGGTAGCATTTACCTAAGCAACAGTTAGACAGATTTTAGGGGCGGTCTTAGGACTGCCCCCTTTCTTACTAATAGTAAGGGAAAGGGAAATAATATGATGAAAATTAAAGTAAATGAAAAAGAATACACAATCAAATTCGGTTATGAACCGACACTGAAATCAAGATTGCTTTCAAGAGTAGCAAAAATGTCCGTATCTATGAAAGAGAACGCACAGGATAATATGGAGCAGATTGAAAATATGCTTTTATTTATCCCAGAAATGGTACTGGTCGGATTGCAGAAGTTTCACGCTGATGAGTTCGGCTATAACCTTGATACCAAAGAGGGTTACGAGGAGGCAAAAAATAAGGCTTTTGAGCTTGTCGGAAATTATGTAGATAATGGTGAAGTAGACGTAACAGACTTCTTTACAGATTTACAGGAGGAAATGACTTCTAACGGTTTTTTAAAGAAGATGTTCGAGAGGGAGGTTCAGAAAGAACAGGCGGCAACTCCGAACAGCAAGGAGAAAGCCGAGAATTAACATGGGAAATATACTGTAACGAAGTACGCCCTTATTGGCTTACTGTCACTAAGGGGTACGGACTTACAGTGCATGATATAGACTGGTCTTGTCCTGCTGATTTAAGACCATACGAACAGGCATACAGACTGGAAAAACAGAAAAATGACAATGACGCATGGCTTACGTTTGGCACATATGGCATATCTGCTCTTACGGTTGCTATTGATCGTTGCTTAAATGGACGTAAAGCACGTAGCAAGTACATTGAGAAGCCTATCATGCAGGAACTTGAAGAGAAGAACAAGCCATTATCGGAAGAAGAAATGGACAGACAGAGAGAACTGTTTGTAGCAAAATTGGAAGCCATGAGAGTTAATTTTGAATTGAATCATCCAAAGGGAGTTGAAAAGAAATGAGCTATATCGGTATAGATGTATCGTCATATCAGGGAAATATTGATTGGACGAAAGTCAAGGCAGTCGGCATCCAGTTTGCCATCCTTAAAATCATCCGTAAGGACTTGAACCGTGATAAGCAGTTTGAAGCTAACTGGTCAGGCTGTAAAGCAAACGGATTGACGATACAGGGCGTTTACAACTACAGCTATGCGACCACAGTTACAAAGGCTAGAAATGATGCAAGGAAAGTAGCAGAAGTGCTTAATGGTCGTGAGACAATGGTATGGCTGGACGTTGAGCACAACTGTCAGAAAGGACTGGGAAGCAAACTGATTGACATTATCAATGCTTACGGTGATGTTATCAGAAGTTATGGGCTTGCATTCGGTGTGTATACTGGAAAGTCTTTCTATAATTCCTACATCAAGCCATATGGCGGCGTGAAATATCCTATGTGGATTGCGGCATATGGAAAGAATAAAGGAAACATGGACTTGAAGTATCAGCCACAGATTGAAAACATGGTAGGCTGGCAATACACATCAAAAGGCACTGTAAACGGCGTTAATGGAAACGTTGATATGAATATATGGTATCGTGAATTAAACGAATTACAGACCGTCTACGACACGCACAATAACCCATATCCAGAGCCTACGAGAATCCTTTACAAGAAAGTACCCTGTATGCGTGGGGATGATGTGAAGTGGCTACAGACGGAACTTATCTATCATAAGTGCCTGCCTGCCACAAATGCGAAAGGCAAGAGCAATATTGACGGTATATTGGGAAATGATACAGCCAGTGCAATCGGAGTTTTCCAAAAACGTGTAGGAATCACGGTAGATTGCAAGGCAGGAAAAGTTACAAGAGAATATCTGAAAAGATAAAACAGGGGCGGTAGAGGTCATAGTCTACTGCCCTTTTTACTGGCTATCGGTTGGAGATAGTCACTCACTTTAACAGTTGAAAGTAGGTGCAGTATGGCAGAGATTGATTCACTGGAAATTCAAATTAAAGCGCAGGCAACAAAGGCGAATAATGCGATTGACAAGCTGATTACAAAACTTGATAAACTGTCTACTTCATTGAACAGCATTAATACCAGTAATTTGAATGGTCTTGCGAATAGTGTAAACAGGCTTTCAAGTGCAATGCAAAGCATGAATAATGTAAAGACTACTGACTTTACACGGCTTGCAAAGGGCATAGAGAAGATGTCAACAGTAGACACAGCAAAAATCAATCGTGCGGCATCCTCTATGAATCAGCTTAGTAAAGCGTTTGGAAATATTCAGGCTAGTAGTTCTGCTACTGTACAGATATCCCAACTGGCAAGAGGAATTTCACAGTTAGGTTATAAATCATCAACTAAGGCTATAGAGAATATCCCTAAACTTGCTACAGCTATGAACAGCCTTATGACAACTCTATCCAAAGCACCTACAGTCAATAGAAATATTATTGACATGACTAATGCACTTGCTAAACTTGCAAGAACAGGTTCATCCAGTGGTCGTGCGGCTAATTCGCTTGCAAGCAGTCTGAATGTTTTTAGCAAGTCTGCTAAAAGTGCAAAGATAAACAGCTTTTCCCTTGCTTCTGCATTTGGAAAATTATATGCATCATACTGGCTATTGTTCAGAGCGTTCCATAAGCTGGGGGAAGCAATCGACATATCGTCCTCATTGACGGAAGTAGAAAACGTTGTAAGGACTACGTTTGGTAATTATGAGAAGATGATACAGGACTTTTCCAAGACATCCATACAGGATTTTGGTATGTCCGAGCTGACGGCAAAACAGGTAGCAAGCCGATTCCAAGCTATGGGCGTTGCCATGGGATTCTCACAAAAGAACATGGCGAATATGTCTTTGGAATTAACGAAACTGACCGCAGACATGGCATCATTCTATGATATGTCACAGACGGATGTTGCAAGGAATTTACAAGCTATCTTTACTGGTGAAACCGAACCTTTAAGGAAATATGGTCTTGATTTAACACAGGCAACCTTGAAAGAATGGGCGTTAAAACAGGGATTAGATGCAGATATAACATCAATGACGCAGGCACAAAAGGCTATGTTACGTTATCAGTATGTTATGCAGAATACAGCCGCCGCACAAGGAGACTTCGCACGTACGGCAGACACATGGCATAATCAGTTAGTAGTACTTACGCAGTCGTTCCAACAGCTTGCATCTATTATTGGCGGTGCTTTAATCAATGCATTCAAGCCATTTATAAGAACACTGAATCAGGTAATGGTGTATGTGATTGCATTTGCAGAGACTGTTACCAATGCTTTAGGCTCAATATTCGGTTGGCAGTATGAAGTATCGGCAGGCGGCGTAGCCGAGGACTGGGCAGACGGGATGGAAGATTTTTCGGATGCTACTGGTGATGCGGCGAAGAACGCTAAAAAACTGAAAAATAATCTCCTTGGAATTGATGAATTAAACATTAACTCTGGAGATAATGATAAAAGTGGTAGCGGTGCTTCTGGTGGAGCAAGCAAAGTTGATAAAACACAGGGCGGTCTTGTACAGGTTGATACCATTTTCAAGGGATATGAGAGCAGTATTAAGACTCTTGAGCAGTTAGGAAATAAGGTAAGAGATGCCCTTATAGGCGCAATGGATTCTATAGAATGGGATAATGTTTTCGAAAAGGCTAGAAACTTTGGAACAGGACTGGCAGACTTCTTAAATGGGTTACTTGACTATGACGGAGAGGGCAGAACATTATTCGGTAAAGTTGCGCAGACTTTGGCTAATACTTTGAACGCTATTGTATATGCGGCTCAATCTTTTGCTATCACATTTGACTTTTATCAGTTCGGAGTAAACATAGCAGATGCAATTAATAATTTTTTTGAGACATTTGATTTTAAAGCATTTGCAGATACAATAAATAAATGGGTAGACGGTTTAGAAAATACTATCAAAGGATTTTTAGATAAGGCAGACTGGAAAACAGTATTCAATGGACTGTATGACTTCTTTTCTAACTTAGAAATAGATACAGTAGAATTTATTGTAGGTACTTTTATATTAAAGAAATTTGGAACTTTAAGAGTCGCTAGTGGGATATGGGATTCGCTTGTAAAATCTATAAAACTTGCTTTAGATTTTGGACTGAAAAAAGGAATCGGCTATTCTGGTTTATTAATAAATTTGACCAGTTTTTCTGTTGCTTTTTCTCCAAATCTTGCTGCTATATGGTCTACAATAGAAGACCAGTTTTTAAAAGGAACAATATTTGATACAAATACATGGACAGGATTCCCAGCAAAAGTTAATGATGCAATAAACAATGCTATTGACTCTGTAGGTAATTTTCTTGTAAATGCTATGAGGGAAACTCTGACAACATTGTTCAACTGGGATGAAACACTTAGCCTTTTTGAACAGGCAAAAGATAACTTCAAAAAAGGTGGCGTATACATCTTAGAGGGAATCTTAGACGGATTTGCAGGGGCAATAGCATTTATCTTAGAACCAGTAAAAGACCTGTTTACAGCTATCTACAATGCAATCTGTGACGTATTCGGTATTCATTCCCCTGCTGAAACCATGAAGCCTTTAGGAGAGTATATCTTCTTAGGAATCATTGAGGGATTTACTTCTCTATTCGATACGTTTACAGAGAAGATTAACGAATTTTGGGAAAACTATGTTCTTCCATGGTTTACCATTGAAAAGTGGACTGAACTACTGGGGAATATCTTAGTAGCGGCGCAGACCAAATGGGATGAGATCGTGGAATGGTGGAACGGAACAGCTCTTGTCACATGGTGGGAAGAAAGCGTTGTACCATGGTTTTCATTAGAAAAGTGGCTGGAAGTACTCAATAACGTAAAAGAATCGTTCAATACTAAGTGGACAGAGACATCTACTCAATGGGTAGCCAATCTTACTAAGTGGTGGAATGTTAATGTTGCACCATGGTTCACTAAAAAGAAATGGGATGATATGCTTGCTAAAGTGCCTACAGCTTTCAAAGATGCTTTTAAGGCGGCGGCTAATGGTGCTATCGGATTCTTGAACGGTGTAATTGAGGGTGTAGAAAGTCTTGTAAACCGTGCTATAGACGGATTGAAGAAGCTGGCAGAAGTGGCAAGCAAAATACCAGGGGTTAGCTTTAGTATTGATATACCCAATGTATCTCTTCCAAGAATCCCAAAATTTTCGACTGGTGGCTTCCCAGAAACAGGAAGCCTTTTTTATGCAAATGAAGCAGGCCCCGAACTGGTAGGAACGATTGGCGGTAAAACAGCGGTAGCACCAAATGGAGAAATAACAGGAATTAAAGAAGCTGTGTACGATAGTGGCACAAACACTGCTCAACTTCTATCAACAGCAATACAACTACTGCAAATTATTGCTGACAAAGACTCTACAATCAATATAGACGGTAGAGAACTTGTAAAAGCAACAGACGAAAGAAGAAACCGTAACGGATTTAGTTTTGCATAAATTATGGTAAACTTTTATAGAAATTCCCCTCTTAGTATGATAAAATTATCAGAAAAGAGAGGGGGATATCTACATGGATAACCAAAACACAGAAATGAAAACTTGTAAATACTGCATGACGCAGATACCAAAGAAAGCAAAAATCTGCCCGAACTGCAAAAAGAAGCAGAGCCATACTGTACGGTGGATAATATTAGGAGTAATTATATTACTGTTTTTGCTTAATATGTTTGGTAAGAGCGGTTCAAAGGACGCTGAATCTGAAAATACAGCAGAAAATGAAAAAGCAGAAACTACTGTAGTGGAGAATAAAACAGATGAAGCAGACGGAAAAACATATTCAGAAAATGACTTTGATGTAAAAGAATATCTTTACGAAAATACTATAGGAGATACGCTTTACTTTTTGATTGTTACAAATAATTCCAAAGCAAATGTAGCTGTATCGGGAAATGCTACAGCAAAGGATTCTTCTGGAAATTCAATCGGCGCTGATGATATGGATATTGCGGTTATTGGAGCAGGAGAAACATCTTTCGGATATTTTTATTTTGATGGTGTTACTGGTGTTGACAGTGTAGACTATAGCTTAAAGTATAGCGATAGTTTGTATGACCCAGTGATAAATAATCTCGAAGTCGAGCAGACCACTAATGATGAAAATGTTATAGTATCTGCTACAAATAAAGGAGAAAAAGAAGCTGAATTTGTAATGGCACAGGCGTTATTCTTTGATGAAAATAACAATGTGATATGGGAATCGGAAGATTATATTACTGATGATGAACTAAAAATAAAACCAAACGACACATTATCTGTACAGTTAGATTGCCAAAAAGGCTATGACCATGTGGAAGTTTACTTCACTGGTAGAGCTGGAAAGTAGGCGACTATGGACAATATGGAGATTGGACAGAAACTTATAGAGCTGGAAAAACGTATTAATAAGATTGAGTTTGAACAGTTGGACAGCGCAGGAGAATTTCAGAAGCTGGCGCAAGAAGTGATACAGGCAAGGGAAAGTAACAGCAAATTACTGGAATCCAAGTACAAATCAAACGATTTTCTCATGAAAGAGAATCAAAAATATGCTCATGTGGCAGACGATAGGTACATAGACGTAATCGACAAACTGAATAGCATAGAAGCAGAAATAAAAGAAATAAAGAAGAAAATTAAGTAGGGCGGCGTGTAACCGTCCTATTTTTATGCATAAAAAGTAGCGCCGTATTTTCGACTCTATTAAAAAGAAATTAACAGCATCTACATAACGTAGGTGTTTTTCTTTTATATAAATTCATAGTTATGTAAATGTAATACATTTCACAATATACTTTGCAACAACAGTAAACAGGAGGTTGACATAATGGCAAAAGCAACACTTCCAACAAATTTTAAAGACGATATTTTGGATAAAAACATGGGTGGTCGGCGAAGATACCGAATGACTACCAATTCAGACGGAACGGTGACACTGGAAGATGTAACGACATATACACAGGTCTGTGGAGAATTTAAAGCATCTAACATAAATGACACAAACAAAGCTATCAATGCGGCGGCTGACAAGAATAAGATTCTGACTACACTGGATGATGTAAAAGCCTGTACGCAGTCTGGTTACATGGTGGATTGCTTGGTAATAAAGGCAATGCTGGAGGGATAAGATATGTCAATGAGTTCATTCTTAAATGTCAATGGGTATGATTTTCCTTGCCCTGCTGTCGGATTTTCATGGACGATATCTACTACAGTAAATGCAGGAAGAAACGCAAACAATGCAGTTATCGGTCAGAGAGTCGGAAGAGATTTATACAAGTTGGATAATCTGAAATGGGTAGGACTGACGGTAGAGCAAAGACAGATGATGTTAAAAGCAATAGAACCGTTCTATGTTCCTGTTACATTTGAGGATATGAAGAATCCTGGCAATCCGATTACAATTACCATGTACCCAGGAGACAGAAAAGGCGTGCCATTATTCGTTGACAGATTAACACATATGATAACCAAAGACGAGACTTTATCATTCAACCTTATAGATTGTGGGTGGTAGTTATGCAGAACGTATCAAAAGCCTATAAGCAGTCCATGAAAGGCATAGGTCGTAACAGGGGATATATAAAAGCGACAATCGGTGTAATAAACTCACAGGCGCAGAAAAATGTTGCTGTAGATGATCGTACGGCGGTTACTTACTTTTCGGACGTGAGAAAGCCTTTTAATAATTACACGGTAGACAATGTATACGCAACAGCGGAGCAAGACTTTTCCAAGGTGGACGGCACAATGTACTTTCTTCCACCAAGGAACAACGACTATTACAATAATGGAATTGTGACAGCTAACATATTAGGTACTATCTATATATCCTTTTCTGGAATCACAGGACTTGATATAAAGGGATTAACAATAGACTGGGGAGAATATTACCCAGTTGATTTTACAGTCCAAAATGACAGCGTTACACGCTCTTACAGAGATAATGATAAAAGCTACTGGGTGACGGAAGATGTATTCAATGGTACTTCTTACATCATCATTACACCTACAAAAATGGTAAATGGACAGGGGAGACTAAGGATATATCAGTTTTACTGCGGTATCGTCAATGCATTTAGCAATAAGGAAGTAAAGAAATACAGCGGTAAACAGTATGTATCTTCCATAACAGACACGATACCGTCTAACGATATATCACTGACAATTGATAACCAGAATCAATACTATTCCCCCGACAATCCAGACAGCGCACTTGCTTACATGGAAGTCGGACAGGAAGTAAAGATTCAATTCGGATATGATGTTTTGGGAAATGGGGAAATTGAATGGCTACCAGAGGAAACAACCTACCTTCACACATGGTCGGCAACTGATACGGAAGCCAAGTTTACGGCAACCGACAGGTTTGATTACCTGACAGGTAAGTACTACCGTGGACTTTACAGGGAAAACGGGATAAGCCTATATGACCTTGCGATTGATGTGCTGAATGATGCAGGAATAACGGACGAAAGAGAATACTCAATTGACCCATATTTAAAAAATATCAAAGTGCAGAATCCTATGCCAGCGATAAAGCACAGCGAAGCATTACAGATTATTGCAAATGCAGGGAGATGCGTATTGTTCGAGGATAGAAATAGTAAAATCCATATGCAAGCGTCATTCATACCCGACATGACAGCAGAATCCAATGGAGAGACAGCGTATAGTCATGTATCTGATGTATTGAACGGAGAGGACAAAGAAGCTTATGCGATATGCAGTTCTGATTTTTCCAAAGTGGACGGAACTGTATTTTTTATGCCTGCTGACAGCAATTACTTAAAGACTGGTTATATCAGTTCACAGATAGCAGATGCAAACGGAACTTTTGCAGAGAATCCAAAGATTACCATTAATCTTGAAGCGGCATTTGTAGCGTATGGATTGCAGATAGAGTTCAGGAACGTTGCGCCAGAGCAGTTTAAGGTAACGACATATTACCAAGATTTAGAGGTGGACAGCTACACGGTAGAGCAGGGTGGGGAACTGGAATACACAACATTTGAACAATTTAATTTGTTTGACAAAATTGTATTGGAATTTACCAAAGCACAGCCGAACAGCAGAATCACAGTAGATAATATCACTGTTGGGGATGTTACGGATTACCATATCACAAGGAATGACATGACAGCAAGCCCTACAGCAGTAAGGCAGAATAAAATCAAGGCTATCAGCGTAATTAAGACACAATACCGTAAATCAAGCGAGAATAAGGATATTTCTACAGAAGAGATTACCATTAGTCCTGCTAACAATGTGCATACGGTATACTTTCAAAATCCATGTTACGTACTGACTGCAGTAATTGATAACGGAACAGATGACGGTGGAAATCCGATTCCAAGCGCTATATCCGTACAGATTACAGACAGTAGCAGTTATTATGCGACTCTACAGTTTAGCGGTATGACGGAAGAAACGATTGTTAAGTATGTAATTAAAGGATATGAGTACGTTACTGAGGAAATCAGCTACACGGTCACGCATAATGACAATGGGGATATTAAGACATGGAAAAATCCGTTAATCAGTACTACAGAATTAGCCAAAGACCTAGAGGAATGGCTTGCAAGCTATTATTTAGGGGATGTTGATTATCAGATTAAATGGCGTGGAGACCCAAGGACAGATGCTAACGACTTATATTATATGGAATTAAAAGACCGTGGAGAAACCATGATAAGGACGTACCAAAATGAGATAACATTTAATGGTGCGTGGTCTGGAACAATGAAAGCAAGAAAGGCGGTGCTGTAATTGGCAATAACTAAAGTAACAGCGGAGGTTGCTGATGATACAACCGATTTAAAACATAGCAATTCAACATATACTGGAAGCCTTACAGCACCTAAAGAATCGGGTGATTATCCTGTCACGGTATCTGCCTATGATGATGCAGGAAATGTAACCGTAGATAAAACAACTGTAGCGGAAGTAAGCTTATGGCATACTCCTAAGACTAATTGGACTATAAATGACCGATTCAATTATGTGGACTATAACCGTATTAAGAACAATCTGAATTATCTGTATGAACTAGCACAGGAAGTATATAAGCAGTTTTCAATCGTGGATATGGGCACAGATATTGAAGATTATACAGGATGGTTTACGGCGGCGGCTTTTAATGCTTTTGAAAGCAACCTTGAAACGATTAATAAGAACATATTCACACAAGACTACGGCGTATCACAAAGATTCTTTGATAACGGACAGTTTATCAAATGGGATGAATTGAACCGTATAGAGTCGGCTACGTTGCAAATGAATGACCTTTTGGAGAGACAGAAAGCCACTCTGCGGAAATTGCCATTCAGACTGGGAGCATTTAGGGAGGTAAGAATATAAATGGCTATATCAAGCGTACAAGCAACAATCAAAGGTACTACATACAATCTGACCCTGAATAGCTCTACTGGATTGTATGAAGCAAGTGTTACAGCACCAAGTACCAGTTCATACAATAATAACAGCGGTCATTACTTCCCTGTAACAATTAAGGCTACAGACAGTGCAGGAAACAGTACGACAATCAATGATACAAATGCAACACTTGGAAACAATCTGAAATTAAAAGTAAAAGAAACCACTGCACCAGCCATTGTAATTAGTTCACCTACAGAAAGCCAAGTAACTAATAACACAAAGCCTATAGTTAATTTCACGGTTACAGATGCAGATAGCGGTGTTAATCCTAACAGTATCAGCATTACAGTTGACAGTGGAAGTGCTGTGACAAGTGGAATTACTAAGACAGCAATAACAAATGGATATTCATGCTCTTATGCAATCCCTACGGCTCTTACAGACGGAAACCACACTATTAAGGTAAATGCCAAGGACAATGACGGAAATGCCGCCACACAGCGTACAGTAACGTTTAAAGTAGATGCAACGCCACCTACCTTATCTGTATCTGCACCGACTAATAATCTTGTTACCAATAACGCATCTTGTGTATTAACAGGCAAGACCAGTGATGTTACAGCAGGAATTAAATCAGTTACTGTCCAGTTAAATGGCGGTACGGCTACTAATGTCACAGTAGATTCAAGTGGCAATTTTAACACAACAATTACTCTTGCAGAGGGAGCGAATACAATTGTTATTACTGCCACAGATAACGGTGGTCTTTCTTCCAGTGTTACAAGGATTGTGACGTTAGATACAGCGGCACCAGTTATCAATTCTGTAGAAATCAGTCCGAACCCAGTAAGCACAGGAGAAGTATTTACAGTAACCGTTAAGGCTACGGATTAGGGGTGCTTATGGGTGTAGTAATAACAAATGTTGCAATTTCCAAGAATCCAGTAAATACAAAGGAAGTATTCAAAATATCTGTTGCTGTCAAGGAGACAGTGACCGAACCTATAATGTATAGATTGCCCATGAGATTAGGACAAGAAAAGGGAGGTATAAAGTAATGGCAAAGGCAAATTTACCTGTCAATTTTAAAGATGATATATTGAAAGAAAATATGAACGGGAAGCGTAGATTCAACATGATTCAGAACAGTGACGGTACAGTCAGTTTTGAAGATGTGACAGATTATGCACAGGTTGGGAGCACATTCGGGGCGGCGCAGATAAATGCTACAAATACTGCTGTGAACAATGCGGCAGACGCAAGCAAGATTATTGACAGCTTAGAAACGATAAAGGCAAATACGCAGTCTGGATATATCGCTGGGGCATTGGCAGTTAAGGAATTAAGTAGTAATTTAGGTAATGTTAATGTTCCAAATGGTATGTATCTTGCTGTTACAGGAGGTCTGTCTTTTACATTGGAAAGCAAGGGAATCTCAAAAGAAATCATATCTCATTTAAAATTTGTTGCTGGATATGTCGGAGATTTTTCGGGTCGAAACGAAGACTCCCAACAAGACAACTATAGACATTATGGAGCTATTGTAAGATATAGTAATGGTATAGTTACGGCAGTTCCATCCGACGGTTATATAGCCGTCATGGGCAGAGCTGGAGGTAGTAGTTCTGGATGGACACGTTTTAATTCTGTTTGCGCTGTGTTTCAATACATATAACAATGTAATCTGTCCAATCAAAAAATTCCACTTTATTTGATTCCTTTAGATTTACATAATTATTTTAGAATATATCACATCGACACTGTTAAAGTCTCCAACTATTTGTATTTTAAACGACGTTGCTTTTATTAAAAATATAGAATGTAACACATTGAATCTTCCAAAGAACCTGTATAAAACCTCACCACCAATTACAGTTTCAAACCTTCCACCAGTTAAGATTACTATATATTTTTCACCATTTTCAGCATTAAAATATGGTGTTGAGCTGTTCATAATAAAATTAAGTGATAATTCCTTACCTAAATTAATATTTAATTCATAAAAGAAAGGAGGTATCGCACATGGCATACCTAAAATTTTTAGATTCCCAAAAAATAATCCAGTGTACCGTAGTCCCAGAATCAGAACACGTAGTAACACTGAAATTCCATGATGCAGTTACCGTAGATAAAAGCGGTTTTGATTTGTTCCTTGATGAACAAGGAGAGCTGGACATTGGCGGTGATTCTTACCACAGCTATAATACTGTATACAGGAATGACGATACAACCGCAGAATATAACGGATATCAGCTTTCTAATGATGGTTCTGTTTATAAGAAACAGCCACAGCCAACGCCTGTTGAACCGACACTTGATGAACTGAAAGAGCAGAAGATTGCAGAAATGAACACTGCACAGCAGGAATCAATACAGAACGGTGTTGATGTTACATTATCAAACGGAACAGTTGAACATTTTACGTTGACAGATCACGACCAAACAAGCCTTATGGGATTGCAGACTAAGGTTGCACAGGGAGAAACGCAGATACCGTGGCATACTTCGGATGTGACCAAACCATGTAAATACTACAGTAACACGGACATGGGATTGATTACGGAGACAGCTATGCAGGCGGTTACATTTGCGGTCACGTATTTCAGGGATTTGCGCATCTATATCAATTCCTTAGAAGATTCTACATCCGTCCAAAACGTAACCTATGGCATGACAATTCCTAAAGAATACCGTTCAGAGGTGCTTGCGGATATCTACGCAAGCAAAGGTATTGCGTAAGGTTATTAAGCCACTTATCCTATTTGCGATAGGTGGCTTTCTCTACGTAATGATTGAACTGCTGTACCGTGGTCGTAGCCATTGGACAATGCTCTTGTTAGGCGGTCTATGCTTCCTGTATGCAGGAGAACAGAACGAACATACAGACTGGAATTGCCCACTTGTTTTACAGTCTGTCAGGGTAGCTTTGGTTATTACCCTGTTAGAGTTCCTATGCGGTCTTATTGTAAATATATGGTTAGGGTGGAATGTATGGGATTACAGCAATATGCCATTTAACCTGTTAGGGCAGATATGCCTACCATTCAGCCTGTTATGGATAATTGTAGGAACGCTTGCGATTATCCTGGACGATTATTTGCGGTACTGGATATTCAAAGAAGAAAAGCCACACTACAGATTGCTGTAATTTGTCGAATTTTACCGCAGAATATGTCGAACGTATTTTCTTGAATCCTTGCATTTATAGACGTACAATAAACTTGTCCACAATAATGTGGTTCTTCAAGTTCTGGTCTGGGCGGTATGTTAGTGGCATTTCATGCCGCCCGAATTACCAAAAGTTGCAAACAGACGTTTGATTTATTTGTTGACATATGCAAACATACATTCTATAATTAGTACAAACATTATAGAGAGGATGATTGCATGAGAGGGTTACATAGTTGCAGAGAGGGCAAGGATATGGCAGGGGATAATTTTAATGAAAAACAGTATTACAAAGGTAAAATAACAGAAATTATAAACAAATGTGAAAATTTGAATTATTTAGAAATTGCATACGAATTTCTGAAAAGATTGACATCAGACAAAAAAGACTAGGGCTTGCGCATTGCCCTAGTCTTTTTTTATTTCTCAGAAATCATGTCAATTAGTAGTTCCAATTTAGCCCAACCGTCTGAATCAAGTCTTGCAAGAGCTGATATAAGTCTCTTCTTAAAATCAGTATCTTCCATATTTTCAACATCACCTAATAAATGTGCAATCTCAATGGACTTTTTAGGTTTAATAAACATTTCTCCAATTCCATCTCTAAACCAAGATTCATTAATTTTATTGCCGTTCCATGTTTCTAAACAAACAATTTTATAAATCTTATCGGTTACTGGTCTGTCTCCCTTTTCCATCTGTGAAAGATAAGTTTGCGCTACACCTATTTTTTCTCCAAATTCAGTCTGATTCATATCCAATGCTGCTCTAAGTTGTTTCATTCTTTCGTTTATGCTTTCCATTTTTATTTATCACCTCCTTGAAATTATATTATCATAAAAATATCACAAATGCAATAATTTTATATTGACTTAATATCACCAATGTGATAACATAATATTGCAAACGAAATAAAGCAAAGGAGGTGAAAAAAATAAGATGTTGCATTACAGCATCCTAGATGCGATACCAATAACCATATTCGTCGTGGTCGCATGCTTAATGTCATATTGGCATGGAAAATCAGAACATGGTCTTGGAATCCCAGGGGTTATTTTTACTATAGTTTTGGGAGCATTAGGGCAGATTCTTGCAGGATTTTTCCCAATGATACTGCCGTAGAGAATAGTAGTTTTTCTGATTCGCCTTTGTTGCGATTTACAACGGATTCATTCAGCTTTTTGAATTGTTCCCAATATTCTTCTGGAGTATAGAGGAAAAGCTGATTGTAATATCGCATGTATTCTACTTTTTCTGATTGGTAATCTGCTACGACTTGTTTGGAAGCCGATTCTAAAAAAGAACTAAATACGGATTCTTGTTTCTGATAATAGGAAAGTTGCTTTTGATAATATAATTCAAGCTTTCGTATTTTTGAGTTGTGATAGTTATTTAGCATCGTGACAATGACTGGTGAAATGATGGCTACTATAAGTGTTATGCCAGAGACCACGTAAGACCAATTAAAATTATTTGAGTTTAACATGAATAACCTCCCAAAATTATATTTTACTAATTATACCACAGAAAGGAAGTGAATTGAATGAGTGAAAAGGAAAAGCAGATTGTTGAGAAGTTAAAAGATGCTATTCCTAAAATGTCGGACTTCGACAAGGGATATATCTTAGGAAAAGTAGAGAACATGGCAGAAAATTCTGCGAAAAAAGAGGTTTCCGAAAGCAAAGAATAGTAGGTTTACAATTTGTTAAAATTGTTCCTGCATTTTACAAAATTTTATTTTTAGGAAAGGAGAAGAATTGAACGAATTAATTCACATTGGAAATGCTGATATTTCCATAAAAGAATATAAGGGTCAGAGAGTAGTTACATTTAAGGACATTGACATGGTTCACGAAAGACCGGACGGAACAGCGAAAAGAAATTTTAATACGAACAAAGCACGCTTTGTTGAGGGAGAAGATTACTTCATTGTAAGCGCGGACGAAATTCGTACAAGCCGCATGTTCCCTATATCTGACAAGGATTTTATGAGCAAAGCACTAATTACCGAACAGGGTTATCTGATGTTAGTAAAGTCATTCACGGATGATTTGGCGTGGGAAGTACAAAGAAAATTAGTTTCTTCTTATTTCAATGTACATCAAAGCGTCAACAATCAGTTATCTCCAGAATTGCAAGCATTGCAAGGACTTCTTAATCAGATGGTTCAAAAAGAACTTGCTGACAAGGAGAGAGACAGACAGATCGCCAAGGCACAGGAAACAGCACAGAAAGCCATTGAGACAACTGAACATATCAAAGAAGCAGTAAAACCTGTTCTCGATAATTGGCGTGATGAAATCAATGTTAAATTTAATCGTATTCAGAAAAGTGCATCTACACCATTTAATCTTTTACGTACAGAAATGTATTGCGAATTGGAACGTAGAGCAGGATGCGATTTGTCTACCAGATTAAGAAACCGTAAACAGCGCATGACCGATAATGGATGCACGAAAACAGAAATTAATAAGTTGAATCGCATGGATGTAATTGAGGAAGATAAGAAATTACGTGAGATATTTACAAAAATTGTTTCAGAGTATGAAATTGAGTACTGCGCTTTCAAATAAGAAAAAGGAGGGATATTAATGAAGAATATAAGTACTAAAACATTATGCAGAATATCTATAGGTTTATCAATATACTCTATTATCATCAACGTATTAGCACATTGGGGATGAATCATGAAAGTTTAAGATTTAATCAAACAGCTTACTCGATTCCCTGCTGATGCGGAAGTGATGTTTGATGCAAGGATTGAGACAGACGTAAAAGTAAAGGAACTAATTGAAGCGATAGATACAGAATCTATTTATGCAGATGTTGAAGTTGAAGAAGAAGTTTCTATTACCGACATTGACTGGCTGAATAAAGATGTTTTGATAAAACTGGAAAAGTGAGGTTTGAGGTATGAAGAACAGAGAAAAATATGCTAAGGAAATTATTGATATTGCTATCGACAAAGGACATATTGCTGTGAGTAAAGAAAACAAAGTAGTCTGCTGTGAAGAAATAAGTTGCATAGATTGTATTTTTGACAAAATGACAGGGAATTGTTCAAAATTAAATAAAGAATGGGCAGAAAAGGAATATGAAGAACCGCCTGTTGATTGAAGCAAAATACCTGTTGATGCGCCGATTTTAGTAAGAGATTGCGAAGAAGAAGTGTGGGAAAAAAGACATTTTGCAAAATACGAGAACGGAATAGTGTACACATGGCGTTCAGGAAAAACATCTTGGAGCACATACAATGGTAGCATGACCAGTTGGAAAATGGCTAAGTTAGCAGAAGAGGTGGAATCATGATTATAGCAAATGATTCAAAAGTGGATTTCATCGGCGAAGATACAGAAATGTGCCTTGACCTTGCAAATATCATCCGAGCTTTACGGTTCAGATTTGAACAGCACTTTGACGAGGAGACAGCAGAAATGCTGATCGCACAGTCTGTAGAGGATTCCCGAAGAAAAGAATCAGAGGTAATAGAGGATATGAAGCAGTTTCAGAAATCGGCTTCAAGAGGACTGACAAAAGCAATGCTATTTTAAATAAGAAGAAAGGAAAACGGATATGGGAGATTTTACAATTGCAGAAGTAGAAAAAATGTGTGAGGACTTAGGTGTTGGAGTCTTGATCAATGACGGTCATGTAGTCGGATTTGAAGTAGAAGAGGAATAGCCATGGATAACAGGCTAAGAAAAATTGAGAATGCCTTGATATCTATGGGAATAGAACCCAGTATGCGTGGATTCTACTATATCGTGGAACTGACTGTAGGAAAGATAATAAATCCGACAAAGAAACTACAGGATATGTATGACGAAATTGCATCTGAACATGGAATTACAGGCGGTTCAGTTCATAAAGTTGTAACACGCACAGTAGAACTTGCGGACTCAAGAACTCCTACCTACAAAAAGTATATCGGGAGTGAGTTCAAAACGAACAGCGGTTTTGTTTCCTTACTGGCATTCAACATCAGAAGGGAGCTGGAAGATGAACAGGATAACGCTATGCGGCAGGATGAATGAAAAACCTACATACAGCCACACGGTAGGTAAAATCAGATTCTACAGCTTTCATATGATTGTAAGACGACTAAGCGGATATGAGGACATTATTCCATGTATCGCAGAACAGGGGATTGCAAATCAGATTCAAAACGGAACGGTGCATAAAATAACAGGTGCTATCCATAGTAGACAGGTGTTTGACGGAAAACGGACGCACTTAGAGTTATTTGTCCATGTAGAATCTATATCAATGGTATTTGAAGCAGATGGAAACCACACAGAAATAACAGGTGTTATCGTCAAAAAACCAGTGTTCAGGCAGACCCAAAGCGGAAGATATATAGCAGAGTTGCTAGTGGTATCTTCCAGGAAGAATAGAAAAACGGATTGCATACCGTGTATTGTGTGGTCAGTAAATGCTTTATTTGCAAAGAATTTAGCAACAGGTCAGACAGTTACTATAAAAGGAAGATTCCAGTCAAGGCAGTATGAGAAAGACGGACGGACTAAGGCAGTTTACGAACTGTCTGGAAACGAATTGAAGTTAGGAGTGAGAACGTGGAAGATTTGATTAAAAGTAAATCCTGCGATACGGTCACTATTTCGCAGGAACGGTATGAGCAGTTAGTTGCTTTAGAGAGCAGAGTTGATGCAGCGGTTGACTATATCGTTAATACGGACTTTTGCAACGTAAAGACCGCATTAAGAATCATGGGATTTTATAAAGAAGCAAACAAGCAGGCAGAGAAAGAAAAGAAACTGTTTGATTCATCAGAAGGAAAGGAGTTTGACGATGTGTAAGGTAATTAGATTAAAGAAGCTGATTCTTGAAAATTTCATGATGTATTCACAGGCAGAATTTGATTTCTCGGAACTGACAAGAATTATGGGGAAGAATGGCAAGGGCAAGTCCAGTATTGTGAATGCCTACACATGGCTGCTTTTCAACTGTGACTATGAATTAAATGACAATCCAGCGGTTAGAAGAACAGTTGACGGCAAGAACGTAGACGATATGGACACAGCAGTCACAGCAGTGCTGGATATTGACGGTAAGGAAGTTACGGCTAAGAAAGTGCAGAAGCGTACATATGGTGAAGCAGTAAAAAATGGTATTGTTGTTGAAACCGTAAGCGATACTAATTCATACTACATTAACAGCGTTCCAAAAACATTAAAGGCGTTTAATGAGTACTTTGATGTAAATATGAAGCTGTTTAAAATGTGTAGCAATATCAATGCTTTTATCAACCAGAAACCTACGGAAATGAGAGAATTTTTGTTCCAATTTGTCGGTAAAATATCAGACATTGATTTTGCAAGTAGTAATTCTGAATTACATGAACTTGTTCCTTTGCTTGAAAAATACAAAGCAGATGAAATTCGGGCTATGAATCAGAAAGTAAAGAGTGATTACAACACAAATTCTAAAATTTTGGACGGTCAGATCAAGGAAAAAGAAAGAGATATTCAGATTAAATCCGACATTGACACAGCAGAACTTGTCTTACAGAAAAATGCATTACAGGAACAGCTTGAACAGAATCTTTACAAGCAGAACGGGAATGAAAACTTACTGGCAGAGTATGATAAGGCTACACAGGATATCATGCAGTTGCAAATGAAGCTGTCTGAAATGCAGAATACGGCTAACAGTGAATTAGAAGTACAAAGGGCAGAACTTAGGGCAACCATGATGAACAAGAGCGTTGAAATTAACAGTCTGAAATCCAGTATCAGGCTTGCAGAGAATGAAATTTCCAACAGCCATAAGAAGATTACAGAACTGACAGAGGAAAAGGCAAGACTGTGGAATACATGGAAAACTATCAAGGCAGAGAAATTTGACTCCAATACAGCTATCTGCCCTACCTGTCACAGAGAGTTGCCGGAAGAAGATGTTAAGAATCTCATGGAAACCTTTGAAAAGTCAAAAACTGATAGAATCGGTAAAATTGAGACGGACGGATTCAAGGTTAAAGGAGAAATTGAAAAAGAACAGAAGTTATTAAAAGATAAAGAACAGTCGTTATCTAATTTAAACGAAAATTTGAACACTGTAAATAAAGAATACGCAGAAATGACTGCAAAGGTAGAATCTATCCCACAGTATGTTGATATCCACGACAGGGAAGATTATAAGTCTGTACAGGCTGAAATTGTCCGTAAGGAAGAATTATTGAAGCAGTCAACGTCACTTTCAGATATTAAGAAATCTTTGAAACTGGAAGAATCTGAAATCAGATCGCAGTTAGTAGAGGTTGAAAAGAAAATAGCTTCTACAAATACGGAATCTGATGAAATAAGACTGGAAGAACTTAGAAATCAGAAAACAGACTTGGAACAGGCGAAAACGGATGCGGAGAAAATACTTGCACTGTTAGACCAGTTAGACAGAGCAAAGAATGAAGCTTTGACAGATGCGGTCAATAGCCACTTCTCATTAGTTAAATGGCAGTTATTTGACACAGCAAAGAACGGTAATTATAAATCCGTTTGCATACCTACTGTAGAGGGTAAATCAATTCTTACCACCATGAGCAACAAGGGCAACAGGATTTTGGGAAGAGTGGATATCTGCAATTCAATTCAGAAAATGTGTGGAATCAGCACGCCAGTATTTCTTGATGATTCGGAGTCACTTGACGATTATAACCAGGCAAAGGTTGCTGAAATGGTTGATTCACAGTTGATTATGCTGATTGTAAATGAAAATGAGAGGTTAGAGGTGGGTTAAATGGAAAGACTTACAGACAGCAAAAGAAATTCTGACGGTACAGCATCTTCTAAAGAATCGCTTATAGACATAGAGCATGACAGACCTAGTGCGTATTGTGGTGAGATTCTTACCAAACTGGCAGATTATGAGGACTTAGAGGAACAGGGCAGACTGTTAGATCTTCCATGCAAAATTGGAGACAGGCTGTATTGGATTGATTATGAGGACGATGACGGGAACGAAGGACTTTGCATTAAACAGTACAATGAGGACGAAAAAGTACAAGCTATTGGAATTGACAAAGACGGTGACATATTTGTAATGCTTGGAATTGATAAATTTTTTACGGCTCCAGATACAATCGGTTCTCAATATGCACTTCTTACACTGGAAGACGCAAATAAGATGTTAGCAGAAATGAAGAAGAATGAAAGTGAGGAATGAAAATGAGCATTAAGTCTTACAAAGGTTTTAAAAAAGACATGACTTGCAAAGGATTCCAATACGAAGAGGGAAAAGAATATGAGACAGAAAAGGCAGAATGTTGCGAAACTGGATTTCACGCTTGCGAATATCCGTTAGACTGCTTTAGTTATTATTCGCCGAATGAGAGCGTATTCCACGAAGTTGAACAAGATGGAGAATTAGATAGAGGAGGTGGTAATACCAAGGTTGCTTCAACCAAGATAAAAATAGGAGCAAGTATTAACATTGCAGGAATTGTCAAGGCGGCTATTGAGTATACAACACAAAGAGCGAAGAAAGAAAACGGCAGTGATGAAGACTGCGGTGCATCATCGGCTACAGGCAACTGCGGTGCATCATCGGCTACAGGCGACTGCGGTGCATCATCGGCTACAGGCTACAAAGGTGCATCATCGGCTACAGGCGACTACGGTGCATCATCGGCTACAGGCAACTGCGGTGCATCATCGGCTACAGGCGACTACGGTGCATCATCGGCTACAGGCAACTACGGTGCATCATCGGCTACAGGCGACTGCGGTGCATCATCGGCTACAGGCTACAAAGGTGCATCATCGGCTACAGGCGACTACGGTGCATCATCGGCTACAGGCAACTGCGGTGCATCATCGGCTACAGGC